CCAATACAGCCTTCATGGTTAAACACATAGTTGATACTTCTAGTATCCCATATATCAGCATCATCCATCACTTGCTTTTGCCAAGGATACAACTCTACTACTTCCCTAATTTGCCTAGGGATAACAATAGCCTTGGGGTCAGTAGATTTCCAAGGCCCATCCACACGAGTATCTTCTTTAGTCACGTAGAAGGCATCACTAGGCAACCTATTCTCGGTTACCGTAGGGCTTATATGCCAACTACCTAGATCCATAGATTGGCCCAATCTAATGAGGTCACTTTGCTTCCTTGCTAAGCCCAAAGACATTCGTCCTTGGTAATGCAAGTAGCCAGTCTCCTCCCCTTTCTCCATTTGATAGGCCCAGTGTTTACAATGGTCATCTAAGAAAGCTTGAAGGGTATCTCTGCTTTTTATATTCTCACAACCTATAGTAAAATCCCAACTAGTTAAGCGATTCATGTTGTGTGAGGTTTGTGAGGTTGTGTTAGGTTTGGCTATAAAAAAAAAAAGGTAGTGTTACAGCGCAGCGCCTTTTTTTTTTTATTTTTTTTTTAAATTTTTTAAATTTTTTCTTCACTTTTTCCAAAGATCAGTAGCCTTTTTTTTGTGGTGACCAAAAATTAGGCTCTATTAGAAATATAGAGGTATAAGTAATTTTAATTAGTTACCCTCTAACAAAACTCATTCAACAGAAACTGTGTTGCTGTTGTTCTATCAAAAATATTTGGAAATCGATTAAACAGAGGAAGGTTTTTTTCTTCTGCATATAAGTATGGCAAGACATATGCTAAGACGAGGTCGCATGGCTATTCGGCGTACCAAGCCGCGACGCCTTACATCAAAAGGTGGAGTAAGAGAAAGGCTCGCAAAACTCGAGGCTACCGTTGAGGAGCCTCACTATATCCTCTGGTCCGACAGCGGAGTCAATGGAGGAGCCAGTCCAACTACAGAAGGGTTCACTGGTACACTTACCCAAGCAACCCCTAAGGCACTCTTCATTAACGGGAGCTTATCAAGAGGTGATACTGTTCAATCCCGAACAGGAGACAGGGTTCACTTTACTAAGCTTATTTGCAAGATGCTTTTCACAGCAGGAGCCAATATTATCAATGAGCTATATGTCAATGTGGAGCTAATCCAACTTAAGGTACCACAAGGGGACGTAGTTACAGTTGGAGACATCTTTACTTGCATGTATGGTTTACAGGAACCAACACCAGCATTGAATATGATGAACGTCAATAACAGAGACTACTCGAAGTATTACAAGAGACTCGTTCGAAAGACTATCAAGTTCAGCAACACCAGCAATGATACTACAGAGAGACATATGGTTTCATTCACCCACTATTTCCCAAAGGGGTTTGAGACATCTTACAAGTTAGGAAATGATGGAGATTATCGTGATATCGACACTAACGGGCTTTATCTTGTGTGTTACACCGACAACACATTTGCAGGAACAACAAGCACCGGACTTAACTTCCAGACCGAGGCAATTTTATATTTCAGAGGTTAATTAAAAGAAATATTTTTTCGAAAATATTTTATTTTTTATTCATCTTCTTCGATAGCAATTTTTTGCTTCTTATTAGGGGGGGCTTGGGGCGCAGCCCCATGAATTGGCAATACCAATGGCTCCAATTTATTATCTTTGATAGTCCATAACTTCCATCTGTCAGCAGATAAGTATTTCATGTCAGGGATAGTATTACCAAATACCCATACATTAGGACAATCGAATTCTTTTTCTTTGAATTCGTAACGGTCATCCCAAGCATGGCCACCCTTTACTTCCTCGATACCAGCAAAGAATCCAGCTAGCTTCTTCTGGTCAATAGACCGAGGCATATCAACAAGATATAATTTAGACACAGGCATATCCATAACCATTCTCATAATATCCTTATAGTCATTGACGGGAGGAATATTTCTACCTTTTAAGTAACAGCGTAAGTATTGGCAGAGGCAACTCTTGCCAATACAGCCTTCATGGTTAAACACATAGTTGATACTTCTAGTATCCCATATATCAGCATCATCCATCACTTGCTTTTGCCAAGGATACAACTCTACTACTTCCCTAATTTGCCTAGGGA